AAATAACTTGACAAGTTATTTTATTAGTGATAATATACGAGTAACTTAAAAAGTTACAAAAAGAAAAGAGGTGTAAGTATGAATAAAACAGCATTAAGAATAAAAATGCTCGCAAATAATGATACAGGAATAACATTATCAAAAGCATTAAATATGTCAGAAACCACATTATCAGCTAAAATAAATGGAAAAGCTGAATTTACAAGAAACGAAATTGCTAGAATAAAGGAAAGATATAATTTAAATCCAAAAGAAATTGATAATATTTTTTTTACACTATAAGTAACTTAATAAGTTACACGAATAAAAATGCGACAAGGTACAAAAAAGAAAGGAGGACAAGCAATGTGAATAAGCATATAAAGAGGTGGTTACAAAATGACAATAAAAGAATTTAAATTAGGAAGTACAACTATTGAAGTAGACAATACATATTTTCCAGAAACAAAAGAAGAAAATGAAAAAGTTTATAAAGATTTTAACAAAATAGGATGCGAAATTTTAAGAAAATTAGAGAATTGAACGAAAGTAGGTGAAAACAAATGAAAAGAACATGGAAGAACTTTAAATTAGATAAAAATAAAGTATATATGAGAATAGGACAAGCAGTAGTATATAGCAGTTTATATATAGCAACATTAGTATTTAGTTATTTAATGTTTTTAAGTGGGACAACATATTAGGAGGGAAAGATGGAAAAAAACAATTTTCAACAAAAGCAAGAATTAGAGAGACAAAAGTTGATAATGGTAGAATTACCAAATTTAATACAAAGAATTTTACATTTGTCAATGATACCTTGCCCAATAAGTGAAGAAATAGTAAAGTTAAATATTAGTGAAATTAAAAAAATAACCAATGCAGAATGTGAGGCTACATTAAGTTATTTAGAAAAATTAATTAAATCCTAATTGTTTAGAAATTAGATTAGCGATAATTTGTGAAGAAACATCTGCAATAAAGTTAATTGAAGTTGATTTGAATTTTGATAAAACATTTTTAGTATCATTCCAAACAGAGTCATCACGAATATTATCTAAAAACTGATGCCCTTTGAAGGTAATTGATTCAACCATTATTATACGGCGTTCAGAATAATTCCAACATATTTTAGCATTTAGATATTCGGCTTCAATAAGTTTATCAGCAGTATACATTAGAGTTTCTTTACTATAAGACTTTATTTTTAAATTATTAATATTTAATTGCCCATTATAAGTTAAATTATTCTCTAAATATAATAATAAATCTCTAATACATTCGTGGTCTAATTTCAAAGTAATCACCTCCATTTGGAGAGATTATACAATAATTTACAAAATTATACAAGAAAGGAGTTGAAAGAGATGTTTAGAAAAACAAAAGAATTACAAAGCTTAGTAAATGCAAGTAGAAAAAATCTAAAAGATGCAGAAAGAAAAGTAGAAGATAGAAACATATTAATTGCAGATTTACAAAAGAAAAATGAAGAATTAACAAACGAAAATTTAGCAGTACACGAAGAAAATAAAGATTTAAGATTTGAAAATGATGAACAGAAAGAATTAATAGACAGAATAAAAAGAATAGCAACTTCAAATTCATATAACAATAAAAAAGCTATTTTATGCAAAATAAAAGAACTAATTTCAGATGCCGAAAACCAAAATTAGTTCTAAAAAATCACTTAAATATATGAATTTCTATTGTTATTATAGCATTTTTGGCAGTAGAAATCAAGAGGAGAATAAAATGGAAACATTAGAATAATTAGAAAATGCATATTTTATTTTAGAAATGCAAGATAAATGGGACAGTGAAGATTATAGATATGCAAACGAATTAAAGGAAAAAATTAAAAAATTGAAGGGAGAATAAAAATGCAAGATTTAAGTTTATATCAAATAACAAATGCATTTCCAATGTTAATAGCACAGGAAGAAATGACAGAGGAAGATAAAAAGAAAGTAGAAAAAGAACTAATAGAATTATTGCAACAAAAAAGCCAAAATTTAATTGGGTATACAAGAAATATAGAATTAACTATTGAAGCTATGAAAAATGAAGAAAAACGAATTTCAGAGCAAAGAAAGACACTAGAAAATAGACTTATAAAATTTAAAGAGTATGTAAAAGAGTGTATGGAACAAGGTGGTTTTGCAAAACTAGAAACACCGCTAGGAACATTAAGTATAGCTAAAAATCCACCTAGTGTAGAAATCATAAATGAAGATGAAATACCAAAAGAATTTAAACAAGAAATAGTAAGTGTAAAAATAGACAAAACAGCCATAAAAGAACATTTTAAGGCAACAGGAGAAATACCAGCAGGAGTTAATATAAATACACAAAATACAAGTTTAAGAATAAAGTAGGAGGAATTAAAAATGAGTAATGAAATAAATGCTTTAAGTATTATAGATACAGTAGAAATAGATAATATAGCCAATACAATGGCAAAAATACAACAAATGCAAAATGTTGTTCAAAAGACTTTAAAAAAAGGTCATGATTTTGGAGAAGTACCAGGAACAAGTAAACCAACACTATTAAAACCAGGAGGGGAAAAAATTTGTATGTTATTTGGATTAAATCCAGAATATGAATTTTTACAAACAACAGAGGACTATGACAAAGAGTTTTTCTCATACAATATCAGATGTACGTTATTTAGAAATGGACAACCAGTTGCACAAGGTGTTGGAAGCTGTAATAGTAAAGAGAAAAAATATAGATTTATAAATGTTGATGAAATACCAGAGAATTATATAGGACAAAGCGAACAAATTACAGATAAATACGGAAGAACAAAATATAAAATAAACAATCCAGATATATGTAGTTTAGTAAATACAATATTAAAAATGGCTAAAAAAAGAGCATTTATAGATGCAGTTTTACAAGTTGCTAGTTTAAGTGAAGTATTTACACAAGATGTTGAAGATATGGGAGATTTTATACAACAAGAACAAGATGCAACATTAACTATAGAACAAGCTAAAAATCTTAAATTAAGTTTTGGAAAATATAAAGGAACATCATTAATAGAGTTAGCTCATAAAGATGGAAACTATTGTGACTGGCTATATAATAATGAAAAAACAGACCCAGTTATTAAAAAAGCATTAATGATGATATTAGATGATGTAAATAAACAAAGCTCACAAATGATACAAGAAGAAAATCAAGAGAATATAGAAGAACAAAAGTAGGTGGTTAAATGCAAACTACAGGAACATTAGAAGAAATAAACATAGATTATAAGACTGGAAAACCTAAAATAAGCTTTCTAATTGATGGAAAGGACAAGTTATCAGATATAGAACAGTTAAAAGGCTTAAAACTTAAAATAGAAGCAAAGAAATACATCAAGAAAAGAACAACTAATGCCAATAATTATTTTTGGAAACTTTTGCAAGAACTATGTGAGGAAGAAGAAATAGACACAATAGAAGAATATAAAAAAAGAGTAAAGGAACTTGGAATATTTAGAAGATTTAAAATAGAAACAGAGAATATCAAGACATTTGAAAAAATGTGGGTAGCACAAGGAATAGCTTGGTTTTGCGAAATAGCAGATACAACATATATAGGAAGTACAGAATTTAAAATAATAAATGCATATTACGGTTCAAGTTCTTTTAATTCGAAACAAATGTCAAGATTAATAGATGGAGTAGTTCAAGATTGTAAAGCTTATGGAATAGAAACAAAATCAGATGCAGAAATAAATAGTTTATTAGAAAGCTGGAGTAAAAATGAGCAAAAGAAGTAAAGCTTGTGAAATATCACAGAAAGTAAAAGAAATAGTATGAAACAGAGATAATCATAGATGTATTTGTTGTGGAAGATATGTTTCAAAAACTTGTGCAAATGCACATTTTATAAAAAGAAGTCAACGGTGGTTTAGGCATAGAAGAGAATATAGTTACATTATGCCCAGAATGTCATTATCAAGAAGATTTTGGACAAAATACAGAATTATATGAGGACTATTTAGAGAACTATTTAAAAGGCATTTATGGAGTAAATTGGAACAAAGAAAAGTTAATTTATAAAAAATATTAGATTAGACAACAGGGATAGGACAAAATAAAGTTTTATCCCTTATATTGTACGAAAGGAGAAAGAAAATGAAAGACCCTGCATTCTTATTTTATAGTAGTGATTTTCTTTCTGGAACAATGCTAATGTCTGATGAAGATGTTGGAAAATATATAAGATTATTATGCTTACAACATCAAAAAGGACATTTAAAAGAAAAAGAAATGTTAAATATTTGCAAAGAATTTAATGAAGATATATTTAGTAAATTCAAAAAAGATGAAGAAGGTAAATATTTTAATGAAAGATTAGAAGAAGAATCTAATAAAAGAAAAGCTTATTCAGAAAGTAGAAGAAATAACAGAAAGAAAAAAGAGTTAAAAGAAACATATGAAGAAGATATGAAAAACATATGTAATTCATATGAAAAACATATGGAAAATGAAAATGCAAATGTAAATGAAAATATAAATAAAAATAATAAAGTAAATGACAGTTGTATTAACGATTTACAAGATATTATTGATTTTTATAATAATAACATAGGACTAATAACACCTTATGGAATTGAAATATTATCAAGTTATGCTAAAGATATGCCAAAAGATTTAATAATTTTAGCAATGAAAAAATCAGTAGAAGCTAATAAAAGGACAATTCAATACATAAAAGCAATATTAAATAATTGGGTAAAGTCAGGAATAAAAACAGTATTAGAGGCAGAACAAGAAGATAGAGATTTCAAAAAAAAGTCAGAAAAAGGAATTAAAGAAAGAGAAAAAGAACTGGAGGAATGGCTAAATGAATATAAGTGAGTTTTCAAAAGAGATAAAAAAAATAGAAACAGCATACAACAAAGAATTTAACAAAGATGAAACAATTATGTGGTTTCAGGAATTTCAAAATATATCTGCAAAAGAATTTGGAAAAGCAGTAGACCAGATAATCAAAACTAATAAGTTTATACCAAAGATAGCAGATATAAGAGCAAGAATAGCAGTAAATCCAATAGATTATTATGTGAAAGACCCACGAAGAAATTTATATAAAAACTTGGAGTGGGGAGAATTTATAGATTAAAGGAAGTGATAAACAAATGAAGATAACACAAAAAGACAGAATTATAAATTATATCAGACAATTTGGAAGTATAACAAGTTGGGAAGCATATCAAGATTTAGGAGTAATGCAATTAGGAGCAAGAATAGACCAACTAAAAAAAGAAGGCTATGAATTTACAACGGAATGGGTACAAAAGAAAAATAGATTTGGAGAAGATGTAAGTTTTAAAAGATATTATTTAGCGGATATGGTAGCAGAAAATATGAACCATATACCAAAAATTTAGGAGGTAGTTATGATAATAGTAAGTCAAGATGAAACAAAAATAGTTAACTTTGATAATTTAACACAAATATACATAACACAAGTTGAAGAAAAAACAGCATTTTTTATAAGATATGAAACGGTAGATAGCTTATATGATGATTTAGGATATTACAAGACAGAGAAAAGAGCAAAAGAAGTATTAGCAGAAATAGTACAAAAGTATTCTAGTTATTTACAATTGACTGGAGGACCTGCAATAATGCAAGGCCAAATGGATATACAACCTAATATATTTAATATACCTAAAACTTACGAAATGCCAGAGGACTAGCCTATGAAACAAATAAAAAAGAATACACTATGTTATTACTGCTTAGGCTGTAACAAGCAAGAATGTGAAGAATATAAGCCAGTAGCAAGATGCAAATATTTTGTACCAGGAATAAAAAATTGGCAAGAAAAGTTAAGAAAGGAGCTAAAGAAAAGTGAACAAATACAGAAATAAAAAAGTAATAGTAGATGACTACATCTTTGATAGCATTCAAGAAAGTAGAAGATACAAAGAACTAAAGCTATTACTAAAAGCAGGAGAAATAAGTAACTTAGAATTACAACCAAGATTTTTGCTACAAGATAGTTTTAAAAAAAATGGAAGAACATTCAGAAAGATAGAATATATAGCAGATTTTCAATATATAGAAAATGGTAAAACAATAGTTGAAGATGTAAAAGGAATGCAGACAGACGTATTCAAACTAAAACATAAAATATTTGAGAAGGTTTATCCAGATTTGGAATTAAGAATAATAAAATAAAAACCCTCACTTAGGAGGGCTGAGCACTTATTATGATAAATGCTACAAACAGTGAAAATGATAAAACTACAAGACAAGCTAATAAAAAGCCTTTAATGATATTCTTCATAATGCCTCCTTTAGTGGGGTATAGAGATACTATAGTACCTCAAAAATTATTAAGTTAAATAAATTATAGCACGATATTAAATGGAAGTCAAAAAAGGCAAACAAAGTTTAAAAGAAAGGAATTTAAGAAATAAGCTATATGGAAGAACAAATTAATTTATTTGAAGAAATAGCAAGAAAAAAAGAAAAAGATATCTATGCTTCAATAAAATTAGTGGTAGATGAATATGGAATAGATAGGTATTATAAAAAGTTTTTAACAGATAGAACATATAACTTTCATGAAATTGAAACTAAATTATATAGATTACAGAACTACGATAAATATTTAAATAAATTATATGAAGAATTAAAAAGATACTTTAAAGAAGTAAAAGATGATTATGAAACTGGAAAAATAGGAATTGCAAAGCGAGAAAAAGTAATAATCATTTATCAAGAAAGAAGTGTGGAACCAGCTTATTGTTTGACAATGTTGAAAAATTTTATATAAAAGAAAAAATAAGTGATGACATTTTAAATGGAATAATGGAAGATGGACAAGTTACATTTGAAGCACTTATGTAAGGAGGTAAGAGATGATAGAAGTAAACGAATATGTGAGAACAAAAGATGGAAAAATTGATAAACTTATAAATTCTAATTTTTATATGAGCATATATGTAGAATGTGAAAAGGGACTTTATTTAATAGAGAACATAGTAAAACACAGCAAACAACTAATAGACTTGATAGAAAACAAAGATATTTTAAAAGTTAGAATTGATAAAACGATAATGTTTTTTGGAATAGATGAAAGCACATCAGACACTAAATACAAGGAAATAATAAAAAGTATTGAAAATGGAGAATGTGAATTACTAGAAATATTAACACATCAACAGTTTGAGGCTAATTGCTATAAAGTAAGAGGAGAAGAATAATGAGTGATTATGTAAGAAAAAAATGTGTAAGGTTTAAAATACCTCAAAATATAATAGACAAATTAAAAAATGAAGATGAATGGGCAGATGAATGGTTAGAGGATTTATTACTAAAAGAATACAATGTTAAAGAAAATTATCATACTAAAAATGATTTTACAATTAATAGTGGATTGAATTATGAAAATGATGAATATGACTATTTCTTAGATTATCAATTAGATTATGAATATGGAGCAAGTGGAGATTTTGAAAATGTAAGATTATTAACAGATACAGAATTTGAAAAGTATTCAAGAATGTTTGCAAAATATTTTAATGAAATAGGTAGAGATGAATTAAGATTAGTTCATTATTCTTACTATAATGGTTGTGATGAACCAAGTATATATGAATTAGAAGAAATTTAGGAGGAGAATAGATATGTTAAAACTAGAAGAAACAAATCATATTTATTATTGTGAATGTTGGGAGACTGAAAGAACTATGGAATGTAATTCGTGGGAAGAATTTAAAGAAAAGAGTGGCTTAGACTATGATTTTGATTGTAATTTATTATTTAGATTTGATTTAGAGCAGAAAGAAGACGATTTAGGTAATAAATTAGATAGTTATACTTTAAAATTACATCATGCTTTACAAAGACATGGAAGAGATTTATGGCACGTTGTAATATACAATATTACAGAAAAAGATTTAAAAGAAATAAACGAACATTTGCAAAAAGCTAAACAATATTTATTTGAAATGTGGAAAGAGATAGATTTAGTAGTAAAGGAGTAAATATGGAAGAGCCAATAGACTGTGTAAAAATAATTATAGATTATTGTAAAGAAAATTATAATAAATGTGAAAATTGCGAGATAGACCATATATGCGAAAAATATTTTGTTAGAGAACCTAGGAAATGGAGGAGTGAATAAATATGTTAGTACCAATAGTCGATATGAAAGAATTTGAAAAAGTTGGATTTAAAAAATGTAAAAAGCCTTATGATTGTTGTTATTATCTATGTTTTTCAAGAGGAGTACAATATATAATTTTAAGTCCTGTAATGATAGATATTAACAAATGGGAAGATACAGACCCACGAATACATAAAAAAGCTAATTGTAGATATAGAGATAGGAGAACAGCACAAGATTTTATGTGTGAATTAATATTAAATAAAATGGTAACATGTAATTATTTAGTTGAGAGGAGTAAATAAGATATGGAAAAATATAATTTAAAAAATAAAACAGACATAAAAATGCATAATGTATTATTTGCAACAACAACAGAAAGAGATTATGAAATGAAAAGGTTATTATTGCTAGAGAAGATGCCTGATACAAATTATGATGAATTTGTTTTAGCCGAAGGTTATCATTGTAGTTGTTATGACTTTGATGAAACTAATTGGGATTGTATAAAATTAACTAAAGATGAATTAAATAAATTACTAGAAAACATAAATGATTGGGAAATATTAAGAAAAGAATTAAAAGAATTTTTATCAAGGTATTAGAGAGGAGTGATACATAGTGAAAACAGCTGATGAGATAAAAATAAAGAATGATAGAGATAAAAATTTATATATGCAAGGGTATGAACAAGCTTTAAAAGATATCAAATTAGATAAAGCTTTTCAAGAAGGATATATTTATGGAATTGAAGTTGAAAATCAAAATTTAATTAGAAATTTAGAAGAATATATTTATGAATTAAAAGAAAAAAGAGATAAAGGAGATATTGCTATAGGTTATTTTGAAAAAAACATATGATAGAGGAGATTATAAAACAATGCAAAATAAATTAGATAAAATAAAATTTTATGAACAACTAAAAAAGTTTAATAATAAATATATACCAATTTTTATAATGATGCCAATCAATTTAAACAGCAAATATTCAATTATTTTAGACGAAAATAGAATTGAAAATAAAATAACTCACAATTATACTTTGCAAATTTTTGATAGAACTAAAACGGGATATGAAAAGTATTTATGTAATGATATTGAGTTTAATTTAATAGACGAAAATATAAAAACAGATTATCAATTATATAAATTTATATGTAAAAAAATAGGAGGTGTTTTAAGTGAAAGAAATAGTATAGAAGAAGATATTAAAAATATAAATAAAGGATTATATGAATTAGCAGATTCTTATGAATTATATCATGCTAGTTGGGCTAAAAGAATATTTGAAAGTATAAAAGAAAAATTAAATCATATTTTATCAGATTATAAAAGAGTATTAAAAGAGAATGAAGAATTAAAAGCTGATAATTACGAATTGAATAACAGAATAAATGATTTATTAGATAATATTTCAGTTCAAAAAGTAAAAGACAAGATAGAAGAATATAAAAACATGTTAAAAACTTGTAATAAAGTAAAAGACATAGACAGAATAAAAGCAATTAATGAAAGAATATTAGAGTTAGAAGAACTACTAGAAGGGAGAAAATAAAATGAAATATAAAGGATATGAACTGCTAAAAGCAATAGCAAATGGAGAGATAAAGGAAAGAAGTAGATTTAAAGCAGAATATAAAACTTTTATAGCCAGAGATGGTTATTTATTTGTAGAATATGATAATGGACAAGAATATGCTAATAGTTTTGAATTAAATTGGGAATTTGAACTAATAGAAGATGAAATAGATATAGATAGTATAGAAGAATTAAAGTCAGTTACTAACAATATAGACGGAACTATTTGCATGATGTCCAAAATAAATGAATTAGTACAAGCAGTAAAACAAATAAATAAAGAAGTAAAAGAGTTAAAGGAGGACTAACATATGACAAAAGAACAAGAAGATAGCATATATGCAATAAAATTTGCAGTAATGCAACAACAGATAGATAAATTAAAGAAACATAATGATGACTTATTAAGAAAATTAAGAAACAGAGTAAAAGAAGTTAAAAAATTAGAAAAATATAGTCTATATAAGGAAGAATTTTCAAGATTAAACAAGCAATTACAAAATAAAGACAAAATAATAGATTTAATGGCAAATCATATAGCAACAAGTGATAGTGACTTATGCGAGTATTTAGATATAACAACTAAATGCAAATATTATGCAGGAGACAATGGAAAAACTTGTGATAACTGTATAAAACAATATTTTGAAAATAAAGCAAAAGAATTATTAAATAAATAAAAGAGCATACTACATTTAAAGAGGTGTAGTATGCAAGATAAAGAGATAATTCAAAAGTGGAAGCAAGGATTAAGCAAGAATCAATTAGCAACAATGTATAAAAGACAATATAATCAAGAAATAAAGATAATAAGAAGTACAGTAAGACACAGACATGATGGAAGATACATAAGCAGTTATGAAGCATTAGCTTATGTAGAAAGAGTAATATATGAGTATTTAAGAAGGAAGTGAAGATATGAATATAAAAGAAAAAATTGTTATGCTTATACCTAAAAAAGAGAATGTAAAAGAAATAAAAGTTCCTGATTTGAAGCAATACTTAGTAAATGGCTATGAAGAAATAAGACAAGTAAAAAAGGAAAATATAGAGCTAGAGAATCAGTTAGAAGAAGAAAAGAAAAATAAACAGTTATATGAAGGAGCTCTAGTAACATTATCAGAATTTCAACAAAGAGATAAAGATAATAAAAATGAAATTAATAGACTAAAAAACAAAATAAAAGAAAAGGAACAAGAAATAAATAATATAAATTCACAACTCAATACATATAAAATCAAACAAATCGAATACGACAAAAGAGAAAAAAATTTAAAAAATGAAATAAATGAGAATGTAAAAACAAAAATAGATATATTAAAAGATAATATATGTAACAAGATAAAAAATACCAAAGGAAACCTAAGTAAAGATAAAATTATAGATATTATCTATAAAGAAGCGGAGTGATACAAATGACAATAAATCATATATACAACATAGTAGCAAGTACAATGGCAGAATTAGAGAATATAAACTTATTAGACATAACAAAAAGAAAACAAAATCAAGCACAATTAAATAGAGCATATAAGATTTTAGATGACTTAAAAGATGAATTGATAAGAGAAAATATAAAAAGGAGGCACACTAATGAATAAAGACTTTTTAGATAAAATAGAAAATACAAATAATGAACTGGAAAGGTTAAGACAAAGAATAAAAAAAATAGAAAATAAAGAATGCACAGCAATAAAAGATAGTGTACAAGGAAGTAGTACAAGCTATCCATACATAAAACATAATTGTGTAATAGAACGGTGTTGAAATACCAAAAAATGCAGGACTAAAAAGAAAATACAAAAAGATGATAAAAGACAAAACATATAAACTAGATAAAATGAGATTACAATTAGAGTATGAGCTAAATTATGTACAAAATGCAGAGTTAAGAGATATAATAAGATACAGATATAATGATAATAAAACGTGGTTACAGATAATGTTTTTAATGAATTATAACAATGAAGATACAGCAAGAAAAAAATTAATAAGATTTTTAGAAAAAAAATAGAAATGTCCGTTTTGTCCGCTTAAAAGATGATAAAATATTATTAATGAAAAGTGTAATCGTTCAGAAATGAACAAGCCCAAGATTACAAAAGTATTAGCTACAAATAGTTTGTGTGTATAAGAGTAGATGTTTTAAATGTCTATTCTTTTTATTATGTGTAGTGGTGGAATAGGTAGACACAATTCATAACAGCTAGAGCCAAATTTATGATAAGAAATGGCGAATGAGTAAAGCTGTAAACTCATATTAGGTGCAAATCCTAATCTACACAAAAAAGTTATTACCAGTATGCTAGGTAACTGATAATATATATAGTTTGTTATGTTTGGTTGAATATAATAAACCTCCCTTCAAAATAAGAGAACAGGTACATGATACAGAACTTTCCTAGCGAGTTCTAATTAATATTTATAAATTGTATGCAGTGATATAAACAGTTGGAGAGGACTGTTAATCCTTTATTCAACAAACATAAAGCTAATGTTTTAAGAATACAAAAAGCGAAAGAGGCTTAAATGTATGGCTTTTCGTTGCAGGTATCATTTTACATACAGCCTCAATGAAATTCTAGATAAGTAATTGAGGTGGGGACATTTTATATCATTGCATAGAGTTTATAAATAAAAGAAAAGAGGAAAAGATATGTCAAAAGAAGAAATAGAAGAATTTAAAGAAGAACATAACTGCAGCACTTGTACAAAAAACATAGACTGTAAAATAGTAAGAAGAATAGATGGCAAATTAACATGTACAGAAGAGGAATAGAGTATGATTCAATGTTTAATAGATAATAAAATATGCCCAAACGGGAATAAAAAGTGTAAAGTATGTAAATTTGACAGTTGTGAGGAAGTGCTAGATATGATAGAAGAAGAGCAAAAATATAATGAAAAATGGAAATTAAAACAAATAAAGAGTGAATTACCAGAGCAGTGTAAAAACTGTTCTTTTTTAGAAATTACTAATTTAAGAGAAGGTAAAGTATTTTGTCCTTATAGGATTAAAGAGAGGTGCTTAATTAAATGAATATAACTAAAAACATAAACAAATTATTATATGCCTTATCTACAAAAGGACAGATATATAAAATAAATAGTTTTCAATTTTATAGTGAAAAGAATTGTAAATATTGCACTAAATACCAAATATTAAAAAGAGAACAAGTAGAAATATACAATGAAGAAACAGATGAATTTGAATTACAAGATAGATATAAGCAAAAAGAAGAATGTTATAACAAAATAGATGTAATGAAATACTTAATAAAAGAACACAGAAAAGGAAGTGAGGCAGATGGAAGATGAAAAAGATTATAATAAATTAACAGAAAAGCAAAAAAGATTTATAGATTATTATATAGAAACTGCAAATGCAACAGAAAGTGCAAAGAGAGCAGGGTATAGTTCTAAGACAGCAAAGAACATAGGAGCAGAAAACTTAACCAAACTTAACAATTTCATTCAAGAACGATTACAACAACTAGAAAATAATAGAATTGCCTCACAAGAAGAAGTATTACAATACTTAACAAAAGTAATGCGAGGAGAAGAAAAAGACCAATTTGGATTAGATGCTTCATTACAAGATAGAACAAAATGTGCAGAACTACTTGGAAAAAGATATGGTACATTTAAAGAAAAAGTTGAAGTTGCTGGAAATATACCAGTGGTGATAACAGATGATATTACAGAATAAAATAATAAATAAAAATACACAACAACAAGTAAATAACATATCATTACAAAGTATAGTTGGAAAAGGTTATGCAGAGTATTGGCATTGCAAATGTAGATATAGAGTATGCAAAGGTTCAAGAGCAAGTAAAAAATCCAAGACAACAGCATTATGGATAATAAGCAACATGATGAAATATAAAAAAGCTAATACACTTGTAATTAGAAAAACATTTAGAACATTAAAAGATAGTTGCTTTACAGAATTAAAGTGGGCAATACATAGATTACAAGTAGATAGTTTTTGGGAAATAAAAGAAAGCCCATTAGAAATGACATACAAACCTACAGGACAGAAAATATATTTCAGAGGATTAGATGATCCATTAAAAGTAACATCAATATCAGTAGATATTGGTGTTTTATGTTGGTTGTGGATTGAAGAAGCATACGAAATAACAAAAGAATCTGATTTTGATGTAATAGATGAGAGTATAAGACGGAGAAGTACCAGAAGGATTATTTAAACAAATAACAATAACATTAAATCCTTGGAATGAACATCATTGGATTAAGAAAAGATTTTTTGATGTTAAAGATGATGATATATTAGCAATGACAACAAATTATCTTTGTAACGAGTGGCTAGATGAAGCAGATAAAAAAGTATTTGAAAGAATGAAGAAAAATAATCCTAGAAGATATCAAGTTGCAGGATTAGGTAACTGGGGTATAGTCGATGGATTGGTTTATGAAAATTGGAAAGAAGAAAAATTTGAATTAAATACAATAAGAAACTTAGATAGTGCTTTTGGGTTAGACTTTGGTTATACAAACGACCCAACAGCACTATTTTGTGGTGCAATAGATTTAAAAAACAAAAAGATTTATGTATACGATGAAATATATCAAAAAGGAATGAGTAACAAAGCAATATATGACCAAATAAATCAAATGGGCTATTCAAAAGAAAAGATAACGGCAGATAGTGCAGAACCAAAGTCAATAGATGAATTAAGAGGATTAGGGCTAAGGCATATTACAGGTGCATTAAAAGGAAAAGACAGTATAAACAATGGTATTCAATTTATACAAGATTTTGAAATAATAATACATCCTAGATGTGTAAATTTTATAACAGAAATAAGTAATTATACTTGGGACGAGGACAAGTTTGGAAACAAAATAAATAGACCAATAGATGATTTTAATCATTTAATGGATGCAATGAGATATGCAGTAGAAAAATACATAAATCAAAAGAAATTACAATTTGGTTATATAAAACCAATATAGGAGGAAAACAATGATACAATGGAATCCAAAAACATTAGAAAATGAAAACAGTGTAGCACAAATATTAATGTTAGCAGATAAAGAATGGAATGCAAGAAAACAATTATATGAAAGAATAAGAAGAAAGACAGACAATTCTGAACTAGTAAGTATAAATGATGAAAAAATAAAAGTTGCATTTGAAAATTATATAAATTCAATGGTAACTGGGTATTTTGCAGGAAAAGCACCAGTATATGATGTTGAAAAAATATCAGACCCAACAAAATTAAATATAATAAAGAAGTTACTTAATAAAGTCTTTAATATAGATGCAAATAAAGATGAAGAACTAAAAGTATTAATAGATTATATAAGTAAATACAATGATGATACAACAGAATTTTTTGATTTAGCATTCGATTATTTTGGAATGAGAGGGTGCTATGAAGTATTATATGAAAATGAAGATAATGAAATAGTATATACAAAACAAAGTGCATTAAATACAATAGGAATATTTGATTATTCAACACCAGTAAAACAAATAGGACAACTAAGAAAATGGACTGAAAGAGATAACAATGGTGCTGATATAACAATAGTAGAATTAACAACAATAAATGGTAAAAGATATTATTCACCAACACCAAATGATTATGCAAAATTACAAGAAGATAAACAAAAATTTGAAGAAAGCAAATGGAATATGCTTCCTTGCATAGCAATAGAAAATGAAATGGGATTGTCAAGCTTTGAATTGGTAGTCTCTTTAATTTGTGCTTATGAAAGAGTAATACAAAATAGTAGAAATACATTTCAATATAATGATGATGCAAAGCTAAAAATAACAGGTTTTACACCACAAAATGATTTAATGACCACAAAATTAGATGATAAAGGTGAACCAGAATTAGATGAAAATGGACAACCTAAGCAAGTAGTTAATAAAGCAAGAGAAGAAGAAGATAAAGCATTATTAAAAATGCAAGTATTCTATACGCCAGATAATACAGGTGATATAGCATGGGTAGAAAAATCAGTACAAGATACAGCACTAGAAAATCATAAAAAGACATTAATAGACTTAATAGCGATGATAAGTGGAGTACCCAATATAACAGATTTAGGATTTACAAATGCAGATAATGCAAGCGCATTAGACAGAAAGTTCTTTGCATTAGAGCAAATGATTACAGATGCTGATAAACATTTCAAACAAGCAATATTAAGAAGATGGGAAACAATTATAGATAGAATAAATAAAAGAAAACATAAATCTTATGATTTTAGGAGTATAAAAATAGATTTACAAAGAAACCTACCAACTGACAAAGATACTGAAACGACAAGAGCATTAAAATTAAGAGGACTATTAAGTGATGCATCAGTTATTGATATGTTACCAGACGACCTAGATAGTAATTCAGAACTAGAAAAAATAGATAAACAAAATGAAGAAAACATTCAAAAAAATTTACAACAAATGCAAATGATGGGACAAACAGGTGTAGAACAAAATAAGAATGAAAATAAACAAGATAACAAAATAACAGATTTGACAGAACAACAGAAAGTACAGAAATTAATGGCAGACAATAAGAAAAAACAAACAAAAGTAGTTAATAAGCAAATCAATAAAGAATAGAGGTGTTTTTATTGGATGAAACTATAAATTATAATGAAATTGTTGAAGCATTTCAACGTGTAGCTGATGAAATTATTCATGTTTATAACGAAATCAAAAAAACAGTTTTAAAAATATGGGAAAACTTAAAAACAATAATATTAAAAAATAAAAAGATTTACAAATATATCAAGAGATATAATAAATGTAAAAATTTCAATAAAAGGAAACATTATCTGAAAAAAATTTTAAAAATATTAAAGGAATAAAGATATGGATATATGGAATTATCACGATACAAAAATGCAAGAATTAAAACAACTATATAATAAAATATCAAAACAAACACAGAACAGACTTCAGGAAATCTCTGATACATTTAACTTTACATCAGAAAATATATATGATATAGCAGACAATAAGACTAAAAAAAGAATAAATACATATATAGAGCAATGGAAAGAACAAAAATTATTAATTGGTTATTTTAGTGTATTAGCAAATAATATTTATAAAAGAACAAGAGTAAAGAATAGTGAAATATTAGAATTATTAATTTATAGTGCATATATAGAAGAACAAAGAAAACTAGATGAATATGAAAATCTAATAATGTATGAAGATGCAAATTATTATTATGAAGAACGGACAGAAAGAAGTAAATAAAAAGAAAAAGCCATCAATATTAACGATGGCTTTATTTCTTGCATTATTAGACCAACCAAATTACAGTGGATTCAATTGGAAACAATACATTGAAGCTACAATGCAATATAATACACAACAATTATACAAACAAGTAATTTTAAATATACAACAACAAAAAGACCTAGAAATTGATTCTAGTGAGTTTCAAACAATAATAAATAGACAAAATAACCAAAAACTTAATATAAATAATGACAAAATATCAGGTGCAGTAGATTTACAAATGATAGGACTAAATAATTTAGCCAAAATAGAAGGAATAAAAGAAGTAGCAGAAGATAATTCAAAAGTTAGATTTATAGCAGTAGAAGATGATAAAACAACTTTAATGTGTGATAGTTTAAATAATCAAGAGTTTTATATTAACAAAGAAAATGTATTTGATAGATATTATGGTGAGACACAAAAAGAATTAACAGTACAAAGAATTAGATGCAATGGATTAGTACTAGGCTTAAATCTCCCACCAATACAACATCACTTTCACTATTGTAGAAGTACAATTGTGTATAATTCTAATAATGAGCATATTGAGTTAGAAACAGAAAAACAATTTAATATATTTGATACAAAATTTGAAAAAGATATAAAAGAAAAATACAATATTAAAAAAATGAATACAAGGCATATAGATAAAGAAGTTTTAAAAGAATTATTAAACAATATGAGTAGAGTATATAATGATTTTCCAAATATAAGAGGAAAGATTAAAGAAATAAAAGAAATAGACCATCCAAATGGTGGACTAGCAGTAGAATTACAAAAAGATGGAACATATGTAATGTATATAAATAAAAATAAATTTTATAATGGTAAAGTTCCAAAACAATTATATGAAATGGATGTTAAGAAGCATTTTCATCCTAATAACACAACTTATAAAGATATGTCAATACATGAAACAGGACATATAGCAGTAACAGAAATAATAAAAAAATTAAATCATAACAATAATAATGCAATAGTTTTTGATAGCGAAAATAATATAACAGTAAATAAAATATTAAATAAAGCCTTGAATAAAATAGGCGTAAATGATATAAAAGAAAAAGATTTACTAATAAGAAATATTTCAGGATATGCATATAAAGAAAGAGGACAAGAAATTATTGCAGAAGCATTTGCAGATTATTATGCTAATAAACAAAATGCTTCATTACTGAGCAAAAACATAATAGAAGTTATGAAAGGAATGATTTAATATGATGCCTATGGAACACCCTTGGACAGATTGGCAAATAGATACATTAGGAGAAGAAAAACCTTGGAAATGGAAAGAAAATACACCAAAAGAAATAATAGAACAATATGAAGAATGGGAAAAATATTACAATAAAATGATGAAAATAAAATTTTAGCACTTACTTTAAAAAGTAGGTGCTTTTATTATGGAAGGAAGGTGTGAAATATGCAGGAACCATTAATACCAACAGGAAAAGAAAACGTAAAGAAATCTATTATAGCAATAGGTCAAGAGCTAATAAAGAGGGCAGATGATATAACAAATGATTTAAAATTTGTTGCTAATATTGAAATTTATGCGAAATTAACACCAGATGAAATAACTAACTTTGATATAAAGAAAAATTATATGGCAACATATGAAGATAAGGAGGAAAAATAATATGTGGTTATTAGTTTTAATATTAAGCATTAAATTACAAATGCCAACTTGGTATTGGATTATATTTACTATAATTACAATATTTAGACCAGTTATGTGGGTGTTTAAGTATAATTTTGCAGAAGGATATATGAAATCAAAGAACAAAGATAATAAATAAGTTATTAACATTTTATAATTATAAATCAAGAGCTAAGTCGACTAGCTCTTATTTTTATGCCGTTTTTCTTGTAGTTAGGCTTTATAAAACAAACAAAATAAATTTTAAGCAACTTTAGGCAGAGAACTAAAGGGGCAAGGAGGAACAAATGGAACAAGAAAACAATCAAAATGTTAACTCTGAGGCAGAGAACTCAAAGGGAACAGAAACAAGTAAAAGTGAAAGAACTAATTATGAAGAACTTATTAAGACAGACAAAGAACTTCAATCATTTTTAGATTCAAGAGTATCAAGTTCTAATAAAACTGCTATTGAAAATGCAAAAAAACAATGGGAATTAGAAAGAGATACACAAAAGTCAGAAGCTGAAAAATTAGCTCAAATGAACGAAACTCAAAAACTTCAATATCAATTGAAAAAACAAGAAGAGGCAAATCAAGAAATTCAAAGAAAGTTAAATGCTAGAGATTTAAAAGATGAAGCATTAAAAATAGCAACAACACAAGATACTGCATTTGACCCAGAATTTTTAAATCTTTTTGATTACGAAAATATGACAGCAGAGCAATTACAAGAAAAAACAAAACTTATAAAGGCAATTCAAGACAGAATTACAGAAAAAGCAGTAAATGAGTGGTCAAAAGAAAAACCACCATATAACCCAGACCCATCTGGTAACAAGTCAAGTGCTGATGAAGCTATAAGAAAAGCAATGGGATTAATTAAATAGGAGGAATAAAAAATGAATAATATTGAAATATCAACAATATACTTACCAAAATTAGATGAAGTATATAAAAATGAAGCAAAAACATCTATATTAGATGGAGATGAAACAACAGTACAAAAAGGATTAAACGGAGAAATTAAAGTAGCTAAATTAGATATGGATGGCTTAGGAGATTTCTCAAGAAATGATGGTTATACAAAAGGTTCAACAACATTTAAATGGGAAACAGTAAAATATGATAAAGAAAGAAGTCAAGATTTAAGAATTGATAGATTAGACAATCAAGAAGCATTAGGATTACCATTTGCAAAATTATCTGGAGAATTTGTAAGAACAAAAGTAGTTCCAGAAACAGATGCTGCAAGAATTGCAAAAATAGCAAGTGTAGAAGGAATTTCAGAAAAAGAAGAAACTTTAAGTGATGGTGCAGGAGTTGTATCAGCATTAAGAGCTTGTACAAATAAAATGGATGAAGACGAAGTTTCAACAGAGAACAGAATTTTATTCATAACACCAACATTAAGAGGAATGATAGATGATTTAGATACAACTAAATCAAAGAAAGTTCTAGAAAGATTTTCAATAATAATAGAAGTTCCACAAACAAGAATGTATACAGCGATAACATTAAATGATGGAAAAGCAAATTATGGATATAAAAAAGCAGTAGGAGCAAGTGATATAAACTTCTTATGTGTTGAAAAATCAGCAGCAGTAACTGCCATGGACCAATTCATCAAATACTTTACACCAGATGAAGACCAAAACGGAGATAGCAATGTATTTAAATACAGAAACAACAACTTATATGGACATGTTTATGAAAATAAATTAGCTGGTGTATATTGCTCATATGCACCAGCAGAATAGGAGAAAAATATGGCTACTGTAATAGGAAGAATAAGAAAAAAAGAAACTAAAACAAAAACAGATAAAACAAAAACAGATAAAGAATAAAAATGGAGGCAATAGAAATGGCAGAAACTAACAATATAGATAAAATAATATCAGATTTAGCATCTAATTATAAAGATGATAAAAATGTTTTAAATGAAATATTTGAGGAAGTAAGTTCTATTGCCTCTGATATTTCTAATAGGCAAAAAGATGATGAAAAATTATTTCCATATATCAAGAAAGCTACAAAAGCAGTATATCTTTCAAGAGGAGCAGAAGGCTTAGGAAGTCGTAACGAAGGCTCTATTTCAACAGCATTTGAAGATATTATAGATAAATTAAGAAATGACATTATAAAATCTGGATTAAGGAGGATTAAATAATGTTATTACGAGATTTAACAAAAGTATATATATCAGAATATGAAGAAATAGAAGACCACGGAGAAACAGAAAAAGTATGGAAATATAAAGGTATAGCTTGGCTAAATATGCAACAAGATGTAAATGAATTAGATAGAAAGTCTACTGGTGAAGTTGATTATAGTACATATAAAGGTCGTACGACAAGAGATTATGATGTACAAAAAGGCAATGGAATATCATTTGAAGATGTCTCAAAATTAAAGGAGTTTATTCCAGAATATAAGGTGTTAGATAAAAACCAAATAGGAAACACTTATGTATATAGAATGGAGAAAATACAATGATAAATTTTAATTGCAATATAAAAGTAAAGCATAATTTCAAAAATATAAATACTATAATGCAGAAACTACCACAAACCGCAAAAGCCATAACAGAAGATGTATTAAAAAACATTAGAGGTTATGCTATAAGGTTGGAAAAAGGACATAATGAAGAAGGCATATTAGTTGAAATGATTGATATGTCTACTAAAGAAGTGAAGGGAAAAGTTTATGCTGACCCTTCTAAATTTATGAGCAATGGAGTTTCTTATTTATTCTTTGAGTATTTTGGGACAGGCACTAATGCAGAAATGGAACATATTGGAAAATCAAAACACTTTATAGAAAGTGGTTACACAGAATGGTTTATTCCAGTAAGTAAAGTTGAAAAAGCGCTACCATATCAAATTGTAAATATTCAAGGTATGGATTTTTATATTGCTCATGGGAGCAAAGCCAACCATTTTATAGCCGATGCAGGTTTTAAAAGTAGGAATGAAAATGCAGACATAGTTAAGAAAAAATTAGATGAGATGTTAAAGGAGGTATGCAAATGAAAGATTTAAGTGAATTAGAATTTAGTGATTTAGTATATGAAAAACTAGAATCATTAAAATATAAACAAATATTAACAAATCCCACAACAACAAGTAAATTTCCTTGTTTGGAATTGCATACACCTTTGAAATCAGTAAATAAAACTGAAAATGCATTTCCAATATTTTCTACATTTCAAATATCAATAACTTGTTGGAATGAAAAACAACGCCAAGCAATGAAAATGGCAGATGAAGTTGATAAAAAACTTCAGGAATATAATTTTACAAGGACAAATACCAGTCCTGCAATATATGACCCTATATTGCAAAAATACGGTATAACAATAACATTTGAGGTACGTTATAATTCAATAACGACCTCTTTTAATTTTATAAGATAATAGGAGGAAATTAAAATGGACCCAAAAACAAGTACAATGACAAAACTATTCCATGCTGATACATTAGAAGATTTAAAATCAGCAGGAAAAAGAAAACAAATAGCTTTTGTACAAAACATACCAGAATTTTTAAAAGCACCAGAAGGAGTGACTTATAGTGCTTTAGATATTCCTGATGAAAGAATGGCAGAAGGAAGACAAAAAGCAGAAAACCTAGAAATAGAAATATTATTTAAAGAAGACCAATATGATGAGTTAAAAGCTGTACAAACAGCAAAAACAAATGGTTATTGGGCAGTTCAATTACCAGAAAGTACATCAGAAGCTGGTAAGCCATTAACATGGTACTTTACAGGCACATGTCATATAGGAATGAGCGAAATAGCTATAGATGATATGCTAAAATCAAAATTAACAATTTATAGAAGCTCAGAAATAATGGAAAACAAAGGATTTCCCACAGAATAGTTCTACATTAAGTGCTAGGAGTAGAACGAAGAAAGTTACTAGCACAATAGAAGAAAATAAAGAAAATACTGAGGAGGCTTAGGCCTTCTCTCTTTTGCAAAGGAGAGAATTAAAGATGATTATAGAAACAAAAAATAAAACAATAAATTTAGTACTAAAAACAAGAAAAATAGTAGACATAGCTAATCTACTAAAAAATAAGAACTTTGAGGAGGCTTTTACAAAATCATATGCAATATGTGATAGAGAAGCATTGTCAAAAATAATATTCAAATTAGCAGAGAATGAAGATGGCAAAAGTGTATTTACAACATCAGATGAAGTATATGACTTTATTGATGATTGTAGATTAGAAGGAATAACTGCAAATGATTTATATGAAAAGATTGCAGAGGCATTGAATGAAGAGGGTTTTTTCAAAAAGAAAATGAGCAAGAAAGAATTAAAAGAAATGACATCAAATCCTTTGTCAACAATGAATATGAACGATTTAGTTCAAAAATCAGCAGAAAGTGCAATGAGCAAAATAGCAGAGAAACAATTTCAAGAACAGGGATTTCAAGGTTACGAGGCCTAAATGATATAGTAGAAAAAATAAAAGAGGCTCATAATTTAGTTGAATTGATTTATTCAATTGAGTCTCTTGCATATTATTTTGATATGAAACCACACGAATTTTGGAATAGTAGATATTCAGAAATAAATGTATATTGTCAAACTCATCTTGTAAAAATAATTGATGATTTAAAACGTGAAATTAATTTACAAGAAGCGGTAACAAATAAGCTTATAAGAGCAGATAGTATGAGTAGAAATCCTAAAATAGTACCAATTAGAGATAATTACAAAGAATTATTTAAGGAAGAAGAACAACAAACACAATCTCCAGAAGAAATTATAAGAAGAATGAGAGGCATAATGAAAGCTGAAAAAGATTAAAAAATATATCTTTCGACAAAATTAGACTGTTTTTTTATTTTAAAATGTTATAATTAACTTAGAATAAAAATAAAGGGGGATGCATTATGAATATAGAAGAATGTTTAAAAAATAACAAAACATATAATATCTTTAGCAAAGGTGCAATACATAAGGTCCAAAAATTGATTGAAAATAATGAAGAAATTTTATATGCATTAGTATCAAATGTCTCAATTTTTGAAAATAATAGTATAAGTTTTGCAAATCAAAATAAAGTATTTGGTGGAGCTATGCAAGTAAAAAATGTTTTAAATGGTATTGTTGTTATAACTGATAAAAGAATTATTTTTTGTAATTCAACATTAGGAACTACAAACGAAAAACAGATTATGATAAAAGATATACAATCTATTGATGAACATATAAGTGGTTTAACAAAAACTGGTGAATTAAGAATAGTTGGAATAACAGAAACATTTGTAGTAAAAGTACTAAGAAAAGGATTAAATGAAGAAATAAAAAAGGCAATAGATAAAGCAAAAAATTTTAAAAGTAATAGTAATAATATAGGAAGTATAGCTTCTAATGCAGATGAGATAAGAAAATACAAACAATTATATGAAGATGGAATAATAACTCAAGAAGAATTTGAAAGAAAAAAGCAAGAATTATTAAAGTAGAAGAGGTTAATTTTAAATGTTTCAATTAATATGGTTATTATTTTGTTTACCATTTTATATATTAAGTATAACTGTAGGAATTTTATATATTTATTCTTATTATAAAACTAATAAAAATTGTAATTAAAGCTTTTTTTAAAAGTGTGAAAAGTCAGAAAAAATATGAAAAGGCAATTAGAAAGAAAAATATTAAGGAGATAAATTATTTGGATACTTCCAAAGTTAATAATAATTTCTATTATAATGTAGAAAATTACAATGAAAAATTAAATTATTATAATAAAAAGAGAAATAAAGATTTTATATTATCTCAAGTAACAGATGCAGAATTAAAAGTAACAGTTGAAAAAATTCAAGAATTATACAATGAATTAGGATTTAAAGTTAAAGTTATAGATATTATAAAGAAAAAATATATAACAGAATATGAAGTAATATTTTCAAGAGAAATTACTCAATCAGATATTTTATCAGTATCAAATAAAATAGTAGAAGAATTTCAAATAGATGGAGTAAAAATTGTTAGGAATTTACAAAAAGAAAATAGAATATATATACAAATACCATTAAAATATGAAGAAACACTTACTTAGGTAGGTGTTTTTTTATTTGTGTAAGAAAGAGAGGAGGAGATGACATATTACAGTAGAAGAGATAGAAATTGTAGTAACTGCAAAAGTAGAAGAAGCATTAAAAGAATTTGAGAAAATGTTACCTGCAATAAAAGGAAAAATGAAACAAGTTCAAGAAGCTTTTTCAAAAGTAGACGCAAAGGCAATGACAAGCAAATTACATCAAGCAGTTAATTTTATGAAAAAGAAAATGATGGGCTTAAAAAAGAGTTCTGAAAACAATGAAATAGCAATTAAAGTAAATAATAAAGATGCACAAAAACAAATATCTCAAGTACAAAAGCAAATAGATAGTTTACAAGAAAAGATAAATGCACGACAAATTAAATTAAGTGTAATAAATCCACAAATTGATAAAATAGTAGATGATACTAGAAAAAACGTAACACCAGAGGGAATAAATCCAAATGATAAAGCAATGGATATGACAGTTGATAATGCATTGAAATCAAATAAAGATTTTACATCATTAAATAGTCAAGCACAAAAGTTATATACAGAAATAGAAATGTATAATAGACAACTTAGTGAAGCAAAAAGTAAAATGGCACAATTAAATCAAGAAACAAATAAGACAGCAATTACTCAAAATAAATTGAGTAGTTTTTTTGGTGCATTTAAACAAAAAATAGAACAAGCAAAACCTAGTATATCTAATATAAAAAATAGTTTTAAAGGATTACCAAAGCTAACTCAAAATATTACAAATAATATAAAAGGAATGGGGACAGGAGTAAAAAATGGTCTTGGACATATTTTGAAATATGCTATGGCTTTATTTTCTTTAAGAAGTGTATATTCAGTGTTAAGTAGTTGCGCACAAAGTTGGTTATCTAGTCAAAATGCAGGAGCAAAACAATTAAGTGCAAATATAAATTATATGAAGTATGCTATGGGAAGTGCATTTGCACCTGTAATACAGTATGTAACAGGATTAGTATACCAATTAATGAAAGCTATCCAATCTGTTGTTTATGCTTTATTTAGAGTAAATATATTTGCAAAAGCAAGTGCAAGTTCATATGCTAGTATGGCTGGAAGTGCAAAAAAAGCAAAAAATGAAACAAAGCAATTAGCAGGTGTACATGATGAAATTAATAATGTGCAATCTAATGATAACTCTGATAGTGGTAGTGGAGGTGCATCACCAAGTTTTGATTTATCTGGAATAGATACTCAAATGTCTCCATTAGCTCAAAAATTTTATGATTTCTTTAAACCACTTGTTGATAGTTGGAATCAATATGGTACACAAGTGATAGAGGCATTTAAAAACTCTGTTGGCGGAATAGGTCAAGCTATAAGTGCTATGTGGAATAGTGTAGAAACATTATTTACAAATGGAACAATATATTCAATAATTGCTAATATTCTAAATTCAATAGGACAAATAGGAGTGGCATGGGCAAATGCTTGGAATAACGATAATAATGGTACAGAGATAGTACAAGGAATTGCTAATATGATTGATGATATTACTAATGCTATTTTAAATTTAGTTTCAAGTACAGGATTTCAATCATTTTTAGATGGTGTTTTAAGTGCTTTTAGTGGTATAGTGCAATTTATAGAACCAATAGTGTCTGGCTTTTCTGAAATGGCAGAAAAAATATTAGAAATAGTTCTTTCAAGTATAGGAGATGTATTGAAAACGGTAGGAGATGCACTACAAACAATAGCACAAAATAAAACGGTTTCCGAAATACTAAAAGCAGTAGGAGGAGCAATTGCTATTGTAGTTGGTGCGATTGTATTATGGAATATTGCACAGGCTATTTTGAATGGACTTATGGGATTATTTGCTATTTTAACAAGCCCTATAACATTAATTATATTAGCTGTTATAGCAGCAATTACAGCTATAATTGTAGTTGTAAAAAATTGGGGAACAATATCTGAATGGTTTCAAAATTTGTGGGTAAAAATAACAGAAAAATTACAAGAAATATGGAATAATATAAAATTGTTTTTCGTTAACTTATGGAATAGTATTATAGATAAAATAAAAACAGTATGGAATGGAATTAAAGATTTCTTAAGTAATCTATGGAATGGAATATTAAATATAGTTAAAACAGTATTTAGTGCTGTGGCAACATTTTTTAGCAATGTATGGAACAATATAAGAGGTACAGCGCTAGCTGTATGGACTGGAATTAAGATTACGATTTCGACTGTTATAACTAATATTAAAGATAAAATATCAACTGTTTTAAATAACATTAAAACAGTATGGAATAATATTTGGACAACTATAGGAAATGTAGTAAAAAATATCTGGAATGGAATTTGGTCAGGCATAAAAAGTGTAATAAATTCTATATTAGGTGGCATAGAAGGATTTGTAAATGGAACTATAAAAGGAATAAACAAATTATTATCAGGTATAAGCAAAGTGGCAAATGCAGTAGGTTCTTTGATAGGATTGAACCCAATTTCATTACAATTAAGTACGATATCAATACCACGACTTGCTAAAGGTGGTGTATTAACAGAAGCAACAACAGTATTAGCAGGTGAATATTCTGGAGCAAAGACAAACCCAGAAATTGTCACACCACAAAATATAATGAGAGATACATTCGAGGATGTATTGTCAGATTTTAATAGTGGTAATGGACAACCATTACACGTAACAATTCAATACTTAGGAAAAGAAATATTTGATGACACAATAGATTATATAAATTCAAAAACCAGAAGAACTGGAAAAAATACAATAGTAACGGTAGGTGATTAACAATGTTATGGAGAGAACACGGAAAAACAGAAAATTTACCAACACCCTCAACATATAGTGCAGACATAGAAGATACAGACAACGATAGTTATACAAGTAAAAAGACAGGAGCATTAATAGATAATCCTATAGCCATAGGAATGTTAAAACTTTCTATGGCATGGAATTTAAATTCAGAAGAAGAAGCAGAACAACTTATACAAAAAACATATAAAAACCCACTCATACTAGATGTAAAAATACCAGTTGTAAAAGGTGGATTTTTAGAAGGAGCAAAATTTAGAGTTTCAAAAAGAAAAGTAGAAATGATAGATACAGAATTAAATACGAACACTTCCAAAACAAGATGGAAGTGTTCTTTTAATTTAATGCAAAAAGAACTAACAGAAGCTCAAAAACAAGCTTCAAAAAATGCAAATTCATAGGAGGCTATAAATGTATAATACAAGTAAAGGTTATAAAGAAAAAATATTAGAAGATTCAACACAACATGAATTAAATATATACATAGATGGAAATAAAATTGAACCTAATCATATTATAGATTTTAGTTCTAAATCTGAATTATTTAACAATAATGAACTTTGTTTGGGTTGTACTCCTGAAAAAGATATTGAATTTGAAATAGATAAAAGAGATTTACCAGAGAATTACAATGAAGTATATGTTGAAACAGGAATAAAATATCACAATGATGTAGTAACAGAAGGAGAAGAAATAACACTAAAAGAAGAGAAAGAAATACCACTTAATTTAGAGATAAGTGGAAATCATAAGCAAGAGATTTATAGTGGAAAAAATATTTTGAATTTTGGAGCATCTAAAAGTGGAACAATAAATGGAATAACATATAGTTATGATGAAAATACTCAAATATGGACTGTGAATGGAACAGCTACAGCAAAAGCTGATGTACATTTTGGAAGTATTATAAAATCGGAAGCAAATAAAGCATATCAATTGGAAACATTCCATTTAGGAGGAAGTATTAGTAGTGAAAGTTGTAAAATTTATATGCAAGATGAAAATCAAAATTGGGCTGGGTGGGCTTGTCAATTATTAAATGTAGATGCTAGACAACCAGCAACAAAAGATAAAAATTTGTCAATGGGAATGTTGATTTTTAGAATAGAAAGTGGAACTACATTAAACAATTATAAATTTAAAGCACAATTTGAACAAACAGATAATCCAACAGTTGTAGAATGGGAACCATATGTAGGAGGAATACCTGCTCCAAATCCAGACTACCCAAGTGAAATAAAAACAGTTGGAAGTAATGTGAATATATTTGATTGTTCAAAAGGACGACACGAAGGAACATATAATGGGATAAATATTAGATATGAAAATGATTATTTAGTACTTAATGGAACATCTACTAATGTTGTTGACATATATCTATGCTATTCAGGTTTAAATGATGAATTATTAAATCATTTGAATAACAATTATGGGAAATATACATTATCAAATAATTTAGGATTTGAAAATTATATACAAACGACAAGTGGTTATAAAAATAATGTTGCAGATATTACAGAAAATGATAAAGCAATTAGAGCATTTGTAAGGATGCCATCACAAAAAACATATTCTAATGAAATATTGAAAATTAAATTAGTTGAAGGTACAGAAGTAGGAGAATACAGTAAATACGGTCAAGGGTCTGTAAAAGTAACAAAATGTAATAAGAATATAGCTAAAGATATCACTTATACTGAACAAGTAACAAAATATTCAAGAATAATATATGCAACATATACATTAATTAAAGGTAAAACATATTATTTTTCATTCGATACAGATAATAGTGGACTTCAAGTATACAGACAAAGTCCATCAGCACTTGGATTAGAGAGTGCAAATGTATATAGTTTTACTTGTGATGGTAAAAGAAAAAGCTTTTATGGTGTTGCTTCTAAGACCAAAACAATAACTATGGAAGTCATAAATAGGTTGTCAGACTCAAGTAATACACCAGTAACATGTTCTAATTTTATGATTAGTACTTTAGAAGATATTTCACACGAACCTCATCAAGAACAATCATACATAATACCAACACAACAAGAAATGTTAGAAGGAGATTATTTTGATTGGGACAATGAGGAAGAAGTGCATGTGTGGGAAAAACTAGTTTTTAAAGGAAATGAAAATTGGAACTTAGATGATATTTATAATGGAATTGCTCAATTTAGTTTATCAGTTAATGCAGTATATATAAATGAGTATGATACTGTAATAAGAACAATGTCAAATTATTTTAAAGGAGTTGGTTTTGATTCAAGTTGGTTAATTGATAATTGTGTAACAATAAGGAAAAATAGCAGAGTTAGAATAATGATAAGTAAGTATACAACAGTAGAACAATTTAAAACCTGGTTAAAATCAAAATATGATGAAGGAACACCAGTAATTGTATATTATAAACTAGCAACACCAAAACGTTTACCGTTTACAGAAGAACAAAAAGAAATAGAAAAAGAACTAAGTCATGCAACAACATATGAAGGAACAACACACATATACAGTACAGATAGTATATCTCCTGTATTAAAAACAACATGTGGTAGCGAGATTGTACCTTTAGGAAAGTTTACAATTCAGAAGCCAATTGAAGATGATGAATTTAAAGTGAAAATAAAAGCTACAGACTATATGAAAAAATTTGAAGATAACAAATATGATGGTATCAATTTAACATACCCAAAAACTATGATAGAAGTTTTAGAAGATATATGCCAAAAAGTAGGAGTAGAACTAGGTTCTACTTCTTTTCTTAATTCAGAAAAACAAATAGCAGTATATGATAATACTGTAACAGCAAGAACATATTTAGGTTATATAGCAGAACAAGCAGGTGGATTTGCTGTAATAGGCAGAGATGGAAAATTATATATAAAAACATTTGGAAAAGATACTATCGACTTTAATGTTGATTTATTTGGTGATTTTACTTGGGGAGATAAGCTAAAAGTAAGTAGAGTTTCTTATGAAGACGGAATACAAAATTATAAATTTGGAGATGAAACACAAGCTACAGTATTTATTGACCAAAACAATATGTATATAGTTGATAGTGAGCAAGTAGAAAATATTTATAATCAAATAAAAGATTTTGAAGTATACACATTTGAGGGAGAAACAATAATAGATCCAGCTTATGATATTGGAGACATTCTAGTAATTGATGGTAAAAAAGTTTTATATCAAGGAGAAATAAAGTATGCTGGTAAATTTAAAGCAAGTATAAATAATAAAGTACAAGCTAAAACAGAACAAGAAAGTATGCAAACAAAACAAACAAACTCAAATAAAATCAAAAGAGTACAAAGTGAAATAAATCAAATTGATGGAAAAATAACACAATTAGTACAGGAAACAACAGAAAATGAGGAAAAAATAACACAAGCTCAACAAGATATAGATGGATTTACACAGAAGGTTGCAACAAAAGATGAGCTAACAGAAAAAGTAAATGAATTAAAACACACAATAGAAGGAATAACATTACAAGCTAAAGAAACAGGTGGAGGTAACATATTCTTTTATGCGAAAGAATACTGGAGAGGACAAACACAAGATAGTGAGGCAACATTAGAAGAGTATACAAATACTTTAATACAACAAAATAATGTTAGCGATGAAGGTTATTTGATAAATAACGGAGTATCAATTCAATCACAAGTTGTGAAGAATGGACAATATGTCATAAGCTTTAATTATTACAAATTAAAAACAGATGCTACAGGTTATGTAAAAATAAATGAAGTTGAATATAAACTAGATGGAGAAATAAACAATTGGATTGAAAAAATAATTCCTGTTGAAATAACAAGTAATAATATAAAAATAGAAATTGGTAGTGATACAGTAGCATCATATTATATTTCAGATTTAATGGTTTCAATGGGAGTAGAAAAAAATATATGGACACAAAATGCTAATGAAACAAGAACAGACACAGTTGAAATAGGAAAAGGTATTCAAGTTAATTCTAGTACCAAAAACACATATACAAGAATTGATGCAGATGGAAACAGAACATTCAATAGTTCTACAAATGAAAGAGTAGCAGAAATGACTGATAAAGGTGTTTATACAAAACAACTAGAGGTAAAAGAACAAGCAAAAATTAACGTATTATTAATTCAACAAATTGGAAGTCAAGTTTGGCTTACAGGATTAGGAGGCTAAGATGGGAACAATAACAGCTTATGGAAGTAAGCACTCACACGAATTTAAATTAACAGTAAATGAAACATCAACAAGTACAGCTAATAATACTTCTGAAATAAGTTTTAGTTTTACAATATATAAAGCAAGCTACTCTTGGAGTAACTGGAAGAGTATAACATATAGTATTTCGATAAATGGTACTTCTTATTCAGGAACAATTCCATCGTATTCAGCTGGTTCAACATTAACAATAAGAACTGGAAGTCAAACAGTATCACATAATAGTGATGGAACAAAATCAATAAATTACAGCTTTTCTGTAAATGATGGTTCAGGACAAAGTTATACTTGTGGAAATGCTAGTGCTAGTGGAAGTATGAATTTAAGTACAATTCCAAGGTATGCAAAAGCCAGTATTTCTCTAAATTCAAAAACAGTAAACAGTGTTAAATTAAATTATTCGGCAGATGCTACAATAGATGGAATTTGGGTTAGTAAAAATGGTGGAGCTTGGGAAAGTGGTTATGCTTTGACATCTCCAATAAATGTAAGTGGATTATCTCCAAACACTAAATATACTTTAAAAATAAGAGTAAAAAGAGCAGATAGTCAATTATATAGTGAGTCTAATAGTATAGAAGTGACAACTCATCAAATTGCTACTTTAAGTTCTGTACCAAATGTTAATATAGGCTCTGCACATACAATTACTTGGGCAAATCCTAGTGGAGCAAGTACAAGTTTAAAATTATGTAAGACAGATAATTCAGTAATAATAGATTATGGAACTGTAACTGGAACAAGTAAAGCAATAACACCAACGGCAAGTAAAATATACCCACTAACTCCAAACAGTAATACATATAAAGCAAGATACATTTTAACGACAACAGCAAATGGAAAATCATATACAAACTCAAAAGATTTTACGTTTACAGTAACAAATAGTAATCCGACATTTAATAATTTTACATATCAAGATACAAATACTACAATAACAGCTTTAACTGGGAATAATCAAATTTTAGTAAATGGTTATTCAAATGTAAAAGCAACAATTAGTACAGCAAATAAGGCTACAGCAAAAAATAGTGCAACAATGAAAAGTTACAAGTTATTAATTGGTACAAAAAATACTACAGCAAATTATAATGCAAGTGCTGATGTTAATATGAGTATTAATCAAGTTAATAACAATGTTATAGATTTATATGCAATTGACAGTAGAGGAAATAGTACAAAAGTAAGCAAAACAGCAACTATAAAAAAATATAGCAATATAAAAATAAAATCACTATCAGCAACTAGACAAAATAATATTGGAACAATAACAACTTTAAACTTTGAAGGAGAATTTTGGAATGCAAGTTTTGGTAGTGTGGCAAATGCAATAACTAGTTGTAAATATAAATATAAAACTACTTCTAGCTCTACTTGGATTGATGGTAAAACAACATTAACTTATACAATATCTGGAAATAAAATTACTGGTAGTTTAAATATTCAAGGAGATGCAGGAACAGATGGATTTAGTGTTGCAAATTCTTTTGATATTCAATTGATATTAGCGGACAAGTTATCAAGTGCAACTTATAATATTATTTTATCATCTGGAAATCCAGCATTAGCAATATATAAAAACAATGTAGCAATTGGACAGCAATATAATACAAGTGAAGGAAGCAAACTTCAAGTAAATGGAAAGATAAATGCTACAGGATTAGGAACAAATTTAGCAAGTGCGATAGTAAATAAAATTTACCCTGTTGGTAGTATTTATATGAGTGTAAGTAGCACAGAGCCATCAGTTTTATTTGGAGGAACATGGGAAAGAATGAAAGGTGGATTTTTATATGGTGCGGTAAATAGTGTAAGTAATTCATCTATAACTGGAACTTCAACAGGAGCATCAAGTGGAAGTACAGGAGGACCAAGTACAAATGTTACAGGTAGTACAACTTTAACAATAGACCAAATTCCAGCACATAGTCATACAACATTTAAAAAAATTGGTGGTGTTTATGCTGCTGGAACAAATAGAGGCGGTGTCGATACAAATAATACACAAAGCACAGGAACTACAGGTGGAGGCAAAGGTCATACACATACATTATCAAACCATACACACAGTTTAAATTCACACACACATGCGATTCCATATATGGCTGTATTTGTATGGAAAAGAACAAAATAAATTTGGAGGTGGAGAAGTAATGCAAGATACAGAATTAATTGAAAAAGTAGCACATCTGGAAGAGCGAGAAAAGTCAAATACAAAAAGAATAGATGTTGTTGAAAATAAAGTAGAAAATATATACGACTTAACATTAAGTGTAAGAGAAATAGCAACAGAAATGAAAGCAATGAGAGAAGACCAAAACAAAATGAATGAACGCTTAAAAATAATAGAAGAAAAGCCAATTAAGGACTATGAAGACACAAAGAAACAAGTAAAAAAGCAAGTAATTTCTTTTGTAACTGGAATAATATTAACAGCAATAGCTTTTGCACTAGGATTAAGTAAATTTATGTAAGAGGTGATTATAATGAAAGATAAATTAAAAAATATATTTAAAAGCAAAGAACGAACAATAGGCTTAATAATATCAATATTATGTGCTAGTGTTTTATTATTAAATTGTTATTTAGAGTATGATAAAACAGGACAAGTTGATACAAATAAAATATCAGAAGCAATAAGTACAGTAGTAGATGAAATAAATAAATCTAGTACAGAAATACCACAACTAACAGAAAATGATGAGCAATCATTAGAAGTTCAAGAAGTTGAGAATGAAGGATTTGAAGAGCAAGGTTTAGTAGCTTATGAAGGATCTGAAAAAACACCAAATGTTCAAGTTGGAGAATATGCAGGATTAACATATTATTCACAATTAGACAATAGATGGAAAAATCAAATGTATTCTAGTGTAGGAAATAGTACACAAACAATAGGAACAAGTGGATGTGGACCTACAAGTTCAGCAATGGTAGTAAGTTCTATAAAAGGAAATATAACACCAAATCAAATGGCTGATTTATATGTAAAATATGGTTATAGGAGTGCAAATCAAGGAACATATTGGTCAGCTTTCAAATGGACAGCTGATGTATTTAATATAGGCTATAGTGAATGTTATAAATTAGATGATGCAATAGCAAAATTAAAAGATAATAACTACATAATAGCAAGTTGCAATCAAGGCTTATTTACATATGGAGGACATTTTATTGTTTTAACAGGAGTAGAAGGAGATTATATAAAAGTATATGACCCATACTTATATAGTGGTAAATTCTCAACAAGTAGTCGTATAGGCAAAGCAGAAGTAAAAGGTAATACAGTATATGTATCAATAGAAAACTTTAGAGAGTATGCAAATTATCAAAAATTTTTCTGTTTTAAAAATGATAGAACAGACACAAAAGAAAACACAACTACAACAATAGTAACAGATAAAGTAGAATCTAATGTAAATACAGTAAATTATCAAGTTAGAATTACAGCAAATGGTGGATTAAATATAAGAAGTGGAGCTAGTGTATCATACAGTAGAATAGGTGGCTATGCAAAAGGTTCAATAGTAACTATATTAGCAGAGTCAAATGGATTTGGAAAAACAAATTTAGGCTGGATATCTTTAGCATATACAAGTAGAGATATTAATACATTAGATATTAATAAAACAGTCGGACAAACAAAGAAATTAACTAGAGATAGTATCTTATATAGTAATTCAAATCTAACAGGTTATAAGTACAATTACAAAGCAAATACAACTATAACAATACTACAAAACATATCAAGTAATGTAGATAAAGTTAAAGTTAATGCAACAGGAAGAATTGCATACATAAACAACAGTAATTGCACAAATGTATCAGTATCAAAAACTCAAAGCACAACTAGAAAAATAAAAGCTTGTACATTATACTCAAAATCAAATTTGAGTGGTGTGAGATATCAATATAAAGCTAATACTACCGTAACAGTTTTGAAACATATAAATTCATATGTAGATAAGGTTAGAGTAAATGCTAATGGCAGAATTGCTTATATTAATGTTAATAATTATAGATAAAGTTAAAGCAGACTAATTCCTAGTCTGCTTTAACTATTATTAAAAATCAGATTCATTTTCAGCTAAATAATCAGCAAGTTGACCTTCTGTCATATCATTAAATTTAGAATATTCTTGCTCAATATATAAATCTTTAGGACTTTTTGATTCTTTATTTTTTTCATCCATAAAATCACTTCCTTTTTTAATGCATTATATATCAAATATAAGTCGGAATACAATATATTTTTCTAAAATATTAAAATAGTATATAAATCAAGGCATATAATTACATTAATTGAAAAATAAAACGGCTTAAAATTGATTATAAAGATTTAAAATTATTAACATAATACATAAAAATATAAAATAAAGTGGTATAATATATCAGAGTATTCGAATGATGAAACTGCTGTAGAAGGGATCGCGGGATGGCTGGAGAAAAATCTGTAAAACTCCATAATAAAAGTGACAAGCCCGACAACATCATTTTGAAAGAACACGAGATCGTTTCAAAATGTGAGGAGATCCAGGAACAGCTTCCTGACTTCTTAAAGGGC